TGGTGAGTAAGTCTGATATTGATGAATATCTCAGGAGTGTGTCGAATCCGTCGATGTGGGGTATGGCGCTTGATCTGGGCTACGATGTGGACAGACTGGGCGATTTGGCCAGGGACGATGCTGTGTTGCGCTATGGATTGCGCCTATGAAGCTACCTCCGTGGTGTGCACAGTGGCTGGAATCAGATGCCAGGTATAAGATCAGTACCGGCGGCAGAGGTAGTTCGAAATCAACGAGTATCTGCCTGATGCTCCTCTTAAAAGCCCGTACCAATAGACTACGAATCCTCGCATGCCGCGAAATCCAGACGTCAATCCGATCATCCGTACATCAGCTCATGAAGAACATCATCAGGGAAAATGGCTGGGAGTACGAATACAAGGTTACAAACGCCTTTATAGAACACTTAAAGACTGGGAGTCTGATCAGCTTTGCCGGGCTGAAGAATAACCCTGAATCGGTGAAGAGCACTGAAGGGATTGATATCTGCTTTATCGAAGAGGCCCAGACAATCAGTGAAGATTCGATGCGATTGCTCATCCCAACCATCCGTAAACCGGGGAGTCAGATATGGATGGCAATGAACCCAAGGTACAATACTGACTATGTTTATGACCGTTTTGTGCTGCATTCTGACGATAATGTGCTGCTTTGTAAGGTTAACTGGCAGGATAACCCATGGTTTCCTGACGTCCTGCGTGAGGAGATGGAACATGACAAAAAAAGAGATTATGGATTATACCTCCATACCTGGGAAGGACATATCAGGCCCTACGGAGCAAGGCCTGTCTTCTCCTGTAACCTATTGGAGTGGTGCGGGTCCGAGTTATCTGGGGAACCCGATATCTATGGACTGGATCTATCGTACTCCGGGAAGAACGCAATCACAGGTATACGAGCCGCCGAGACCGACTACCTTGATATCCTCACGGCGGCCTCCGCTTCCCGGGTACCCTTACAGCAGATGAGCGAGTTCCTGGGCAATATCGACAATACAATCGTTGTTGACAGTGCCAGGCCTGAGGTAATCAAGCTTTTGCGGGATCAGGGATACACCATCCGCGGGTCAAAGAAAGGAGCCGGATCAGTCATCAGAGGAATCGACAGACTCCAGAAGTATCACAAGATCAGGTTTGCAGCGGGTACTGAAGAGGCCTACGAAGAATTCTCGAAGCTGGGGTTTGATGCTGACGAAAACCTTGTTGGCGATCGTGACTTTGTGGACGCAACACGATATGCAGTGGAACGGATAGGGGGCTTTAAGGCCCTCAAATGGGGGGAGCTATATGCCCGGGTCGGATAAACAGATTAAAGATATGCTCGACAGGAAGAACAGAAGGGACATCATTTCGTTCGGGATGTGGAATAGGTACATGCTGGAGCCTGCGAGTTCCTCCACATGGACTGACCCGCGTGAAGCCGATGGTGTTCCGATCCTTGCCCGCCGTTCGGTGACTCCCGGGTCAATCAATGAGCGCTTGCATGTCCCATATGATCGGGAGATTGTCAGTAACAAGGTTGCCTATTTCGCATCAAACATCCAGCTGGTATTCGATCCTGAGCTGCCTGAGGATGTGGAGATGTTCTACGCCCGGTTCCGGGAGGAGCAAGGGGCGCAGGCAAAGACCATGGCGACGGCCAAGTACTCTGTCGATCAGGGGACATCATTCCTCCACTGCTGGGTAACAATGGACGGAGAATTCAGAGTAAGGCCGATGCCTGCCTTCTCTGCTGCCGTGGATTATGACCCGGCAACGGGTGACCCTCTTTATGGTTATCGGTACTTCATTGGGTCAGATGAGGCCTCCTTTGTTGAGGTTTATGATGGGCTTGAGGTGACCACATTTAAACGCAAATCCGGCATCTGGACGCCTACCAGTACCTCACCTCATGGACTGGGTACCGTGTCCAACCCGGCAATACCGATCATTGAGTTCCCCAACAACCCGGAACGTATCGGGAATCCAGAGATGGTAATCAGTCTTTGTGATGCGTACGACACGTCAATGAGTGACCTGTCCTCAGAGATAGCGCAACTGCGGTTATCTTATTTGATGATCCATGGCGCCGGAAGTGACGCATCAACCATTAAAGAGCAGCTCCAGCATGCAGGGATTATCGTTATTGACGATGCCTCCGGTGATGCCAAGTTCATCGACCGAAACATGAATGTTGCCGCTGTTCAGCAGCTCCAGGACGAACTGCGAAAGCTCATTTTTGAAGGCGCGGCATCATATAATCCGTCTGTATTGAGTGAAGGCCAGCCTCCCACTGCATTTGAAGTCAACATGCGATTTGAGGCCTTGGAGCAGGACACCCAGATCACTGTTGCCGAGTGGGAGCGCTCATACCGTGAGTTTGATTATGTGGTCAAAAACTACATGATCGTGTTTGAAGGAATCTCTGAGTACGACATAGAAGGAATCGACAGGATATTCAGAAGGACGGCACCAAGAAACATATTGCAGGCCCTCGTAGAGGCCCGGAATGCAGGTATCGTCCTATCGAATCAAACCCTTGTTGAGCTTTCGGGCCTCCCAGTTGACCCGATAGTCGAAAAGCAGAGGCTCGCAGATGAAAATGTAAATAATCCGGCGTTGCCGGAAGTTAATATGACCGTGAATGAGGATCAAACGGATGAAAATCCGGGTGATAATCAAGAGGTATCGTGATGAGTGATCCTGTAACCCCAGATGTAGGGGCGGATGCCGGGAATACTCCGGCAGATGTAAGCGGAGAACTGGCGAAAATAAAAGCTGACTATGAAAATCAGCTGCGGGGCCTTAATCGGGCTAATTCGGCACTAAAAAAGGAACTTGACGAGCGGTCTGCGACTGGTAAAACGGTAGAAGACCGTATTGCGGCACTGGAAAGGGAGAAAAGTATCGCCGAAAGGCGAGCTGCCACAATGGAGGCATTCGGGAAACAAGGCTTGTCTGAGGATTTCCGCGCATTATTTGACCTGGACGATCCTCTTGATCGGGCCAAGACCCTCAAAAGCCTGCTTGATGACTATACTCGTGATGTCCAGAAAAAAGCCGCCGCAGAGTTCCTCCGAGACCCTGAAACACCACGGGACGGATCATCAGCACAGTACACGGTGGAGCAAATGAAGGGTAAATCCCCTGAAGAAATCAACAGATTGTGGGCAGCGGGAAAGATAAAGGGTTCCCCGGCCCGGAGGTAATTATGGCACTTACGAGTCTGATATCGGAAATTTGGGCGGCAAGGTTCCTTGCGAATCTTGATAACAATTTGGTGTTCGGCAACGCAATTAATCGTGTTTTCCAGCCGGATGCAGAATACGGAAATGTGGTCCATGTCGATAAGATAAGTAACCTGACAATTGGCAATTACACTCAGAATACCGACTTTACCAGTGGCCCTGAGACTCTTGCATCTTCCCAGAAGGACATCACGATCAATCAGCAGCGGTTTTTTAACTTCCAAATTGATTCGATCGATGCCGCGCAGATCAGGCCCGACATTATGAATAAGGCAATGGAGCGGGCTGCCTACAGCATGGCAAACGATGTCGATAAGTACATCGCTTCCCTTCATGCAGGGGCCACAACCAAGGTGGGAACCACTGCGGCTCCGGTTACCCCTGTGGACACCGACGTCTATGGGTACCTCACCGATGCGGCCAAGGCGCTTGATAAACTCAATGTGCCCACTTATGGCCGATTCATGATCATGGGTCCCGCGAGCATCAAATTGCTCAAAGACTCAGGCGAGTTCCTCTCGGATACTCCGACCGGAGACATTGTGCGGACATTCGGCCAGTTTGCTGATGCAGGGATGCTCCCGGAAGGCTACAAGGGACGGGTTGCAGGCTTTGATCTGTGGATGAGTAACAACACCTTTGCAGGTGGCACTGGGGTTACGGAGACTTGGTACTTCGGTAACGAAATGGGCATTTCGCTTGTGGACTCCTTGAATAAAATTGAGGGGTACTCACCCGAAATGAGATTTGCGGATGCGGTGAAGGGACTCTATGTATATGGAGCCGCGGTAACAGAGCCGGATGCACTGGGAATTGTGTATACCACGTTGGTATAGGAGGAATAGATGATAGCGAGCAGATGGGAAACAAAGCTGACACACGGAGCATTTGACGGCACATCAAAGGTCCAGCCGGATGCAAGTTACGACACCTCAAAAGGGTATTCAGCGGGGTCCCGTCTGCTCGTTATTGACGGGACATCATGGGTCTGTGAGAGTGCGGCAACGGCGGCGGCCGTGTGGAATCAGGACACCAGCGACGATGCTGCAATAGATCAGGCGTGTTTGTCGCTGACCGATTCGGTTACACGGTATCTGGATAATCTATTTATTGCCACCAATGTAGACAGGTATCGTGGGACTGTGGCATGGACAAAGCCTGACGAGCTGATCCTCATTGACGGGAGCTTTGGGGCATTGGAAGGTGACACAATAATCGTTTCTGGGGCCTCCAGGAACGATGGGTTCTATGACGTCCTTACGAATTCTCTTGATGTGCTGACCATATCACCTGAGTTCGCCTTCGAGGTTGAAGACGACGGTGTGTTGATTCTTGTGTCCGTGTTTCCACGCGGCCTCCGTGATGTGTGCGCCCGGATGGCGGCCTTTGACGTCTGGGAGCGCAACAAGCAAGGGGTCGGCATAGACTCTGAGTCCATCGGGTCCTACTCATGGACCAAGGGTCCGGTATCAGCGGGATATCCTTCCGATATGGTATCTGGCCTCATGGCTTATAAGAGGCCAAAGATCAGATGAGCGGGATTAACAGATGGTTTCAACAGTCTTTTCAGGTCTCCCGTAAGGTGATATCAGATACGTTCGGCGCTGATAGCTGGTCGACATCATGGCCTATAAAAGGCTATGTCCAGCCTGTAGCCGGAGCGCTGCAGACAACCCGAGGCAAGGTTTCATATCAGGGGACGCATGTCCTTTACTGTCCATGGGATACCGACATTATTGCCGGAGACCTGGTGACTGATGTGTATGGTCATCAGATGATCGCAATGTATTGCCAAGTCTCCGGGGTCGCCGGGCTCAAGCAACATATGGAGGTTGACCTGGAGGATGAAAAGTAATGGCAGATAATAGGAAGGCTGTAACAGTATCTGTCACCGTCCGAAGGGCGAAGAAAAATGACCCACGAAAGCGGGTTAAAGAATTTGAACCTGCCTTGACCGAGGAGCTGCTCAAGTTCGGTGTGAAGCGGGCGAGGATTCATGTCCCGGTACGGACCGGACGGCTGAAAAGGTCGATCAGGCGTTACATGCCTGGCAAGTATCGGGCACACACACCATATGCCGGATATGTGGAGGATGGGACAAATGGCCGTGTGGCCAGGAAGTACATGGCCAAATCAGCACAGGATATTGATGATAACTTTGTATCAATATCACGGCGGGTCTGGCGGCGGGTCTGGAGGAGGTCCGGGGGATGAGTATAGCTAAGAGTTTCCACGGGTGGGTCAACGCGCAGACTGCGGCGCCTGATGTCGCGTGGGATGTGGTACAAGACGGTGCGGAGTTCCCCTACTACAACATGGTTGCAGGTGAGACTGAGCAGGTTGTCCAGTTCTGCGAGACTGACGGCGGTGACACAACAATAGAGATATCCGGGTACTCTCAGGACCGAAATTCTCTGTACGAAGATATGGATACCCTTAGGCTTCTGTGCATGGAGTTCCGTGGACTAAGAGACGGGTACAACGTGTGGCGGGTACGGACATCCGGTGTCTCAGGATACGGCGATGAGGAGACAAGGGCGTACCGTTTTTCATTCGAAATCGTAATAAGTTGGGGGAAATAAATGGCAAAGCGTTTAATAGGAAATGACGGTAAATTGACTGTTGGATCATTTGGGGCACTTATGGAAGCCTCCGATAACCTTGTTATTGGAACGTGGTATCTGGTCATCAGCGTCGGGACTGCGAGTGTGTTTCCAGACGGTGCTGCAGCAGGGTACATGTTCAAGTCCGCGGCTGCAGATACACTGGCAACAGGCGATTCTTGCAAGGCATGGACAAGCGTAGACATGTGCGATATCCAGTCTTTCAGCCTTGAGTTCAGCCGCGGTGAGGTCGAAGTCACGACAATGTGCGATTCCACGAAGGTTTACCGGGCCGCCAAGACGGATATCACCGGGACACTTGAAGGGGTCTTTACCCAAGGTGTGACCGACAGCAAGGACGGCTTCCAGAACCAGTTCGTTTCTATAGTGAAACAGGATGATAGTGCTGCCGAGCCTTATGTAATAGATATGGTCGGTGACTCAATAATAATCGCCCAGCTTTACACGGACAAGACCACGACCGAAGGCGAATGGGAATCATTTTACCTCGTGCCAATGACGTTGACAGGTTTCAGCGCCTCTGCAGGTGGTGATGAGGCCCAAGCCTTCTCGTCTGGCTTCAGGGTTGCTCCGACTGAAGGCGCGAGCATCGCTTTCTACGAGTATAAAAACCCGGTGGTCGCCCCATGATTTTGAAAGTTCTGGAGTCTTGGGAATATAAGCCGACTTTCGCTGGAAATGATGACATGGTTATCATCTTCCGGCGGCTCTCTGGTGCCGAGGAGATGGCTATCCGCCGGGAGGCCTCTGAGGATCTTCCGGAACTCCTCTTTGCCGCCTCGGTTAAGGAGATTAAAAACCCATTTACCCTGGAGATGCAGGACGGAAAGAGGCGCTCATTAAAGGTCTCTGATATCTACACAATGGGCGCGCTCAAGGACCTGTATTATGAGCTTGTGATCGAGTATTCCAAGCGCTCGGTCTGGAATGAGGAATCGTCAAAAAAGCCCGAATTGCCTTTCACCTGATCATCAGCGGAAAGGCGTTCGATCCGGTGCGTGACCCGGAATCACGGATATTCCTTGGGCCTGTTAAATCACCGATTGCGATTATCAAAAGGGGTGAAATTGAAAGTTTTCTTTCTGAAGATATCTGGGGGTATTATGAGAATTGGAGGGTATTTAATTCTGGGCTTGGGCTTCCATATGGACCCGGAACTGCCCAGTACCCTGATATGTTTGTGCAGGTCATAGCGGCCTTTGAGGGCGAGTGGCGGGGGGTGACTCAATGGCATTCTTGAGCGAAGAGGTACTGATAAAAATACTCGTAGGTGCTGATAAGGCCCTGAAGACTTTGAAGGATGTAGACAAGAATGTCGAGAAGATCGGCAAGACATCGACGACATCGGCGAAGTCTATGGCAAACATGGGGATTGCCTTTGGTGGTGCAGCAGTAGGTCTTAACCTATTGGTTAAAGGCATATCTGCCCAGATCAGCAAAATCAAAGAGTCAGAGACGGCATATGTTAATTATGCCAGGGCATCAGGAAATGCTTTAAGCGCCGAGATTGTTGCGATAGACAACCTTGCACTTGCTACGGCCGAACTGCGCCGAGTCCAGGGTGAGGCGACCGCAAAGGCCCTTGAGGATATCCGTAACAGGGTTGCCGCAAGGCGCACAGAGCAGGCCCAGTTTGTAAAGTACGGCGGCCTATGGGAAGAGGCCTGGCGCCAGTCTGAGATTACCGGGCGGGCACAACTGACCAT